TTTAGGAATAAAGGTTACGGCTGAAAGATAATCAATCTGCCATGAAGTCAGTGCATATGGTCGTGTCACATCTTTCACCATGTTATCCATGTAGTCTCGTACAAAGATTGTGTCAGTGAATGATAGTCCTGATATATCCAGTGTCACCTGTGTGTCTCCCTCATTTGACAGAGGAGCGGTGATAGAGTCAATCATTGTTGACCCGCTATTTGTTCCGTCGTTACTTCCCACGGCGTCTAGGTAGTCTCCGTCTAGTTTCCAATATGATACAAGGTTAGCGTTTGATTCGTCTATGTATCCGTTCTCGTAGTCTGTGAGGATTTCTGAGGCTGTGCGTACGTCATTATAAATTGCTACGTTAGCGATTTGCCCATTAAACCAAAGATTCTCTGAATAGGTTGGTCTATCAAGTGTTCTAACTCCAATTTTTTGGATACCAGTTGATAACTTTGATGTGTCCATTGTAGATGCTGTATCAGTACCAATTAGTTGACCATCAACATACAGCCAACCCTGTTTAGCTGATTTATCAAATACTAAAGTAAGATTATGCCATGAACCAGTTAAGTCAGTCGTTCCCTTCACAGTGATTAAGTCTGTTGAGGCTGTCTCCTTATCTCTTATACCGATATTAGCATATCCAGAATCAGTCAATCTTAAATAGAAGAATGGGTCATTGTCAGAATCTATTTCATCGTCCATACCGATTATTGTAGGATAATACGCACCAGGAGTTGTTTTAACCCAGGCAGAAATTGTGAGGTCTTGGTCGGTACTGATATCTCCAGCATCTGCAACATCAACAGAGTCATTTGTACCATCAAAACTAGCAACCTCTCTCTGGTTTGTAGCATCTCCTAGAACAGGTTTAGATGTCCATTGTCCTAGTGGTGTTGCACCATTGTTTGTACCATCGTTATTGTTTGATGTTTCATCTAGTGTGTTTCCGTTTAGTCTCCAGTGTCCTTCTAGGTTTGTGTCATCAGGTTCAACCGAGTCAGCATATAGACTCCAGATGTCTGAGGCTGAGAGGGCTTCTGAGTATACACGAACATCTGAGATGTCTCCTTCAAAAGGCACAGAATTACCTTCATCACCCCCAATATGTGCTTCAGATGAACCATTATATAGGGAACTTGGGATTGAACCATTGGTGGTGCTTCCACTTGCCTCAACACCATTTAAATAAGTTTTAACAGTACCTGCATTATAAGTATACCCAACATGATACCACTTCCCCACCTCTGAGATTACATTATTATCTGATTCATAATTACCTTCAAAAGTACCGTCACTAGGGTCTCCAAAGCTGATTTTTAATTTTTGAGCATTTATTCTAACACTGTACTCTCTTTCGTTACCTGTCCCACTATATTTATCTAATACAGCACCCTGATTGGTAATGTCTGAAGTCTTCACCCACGAGAAGATACTGAAGGCTGTATTAAATTCCAAATCTAAATTATCACCGAGGTTGATTGAATCATTAGTACCATCAAAAGAATACCCCCCAGTAACAAGAGTATCGTTATTAGAGTTCTTCCATGTTGCTAGTTTGTGAGCTAGGTCTGTGTCTGTGTCCCATGTCGCACCTGTGATTGTTCCATCGTTAGAACCTTCATTGTCGGTAGCAGTAGTTCCAGTACCCTCGTCTAGTAGCCATTGAGAGACTAGGTTTGTTGTAGTAGGGTCTGTTCCCTGCTTTCCGTTTGTGTATAGATAGTTTACTTCATCTGCTGTTAGGGCATCATCGTAGATACGGACATCAGCAACCTGTCCTTCCATAAGGGTACTCTGTGTTGACCTATCAAACACTCCAATAGAGGTTGTATCTAGTCCCGTAGGAAAACCAACAGAGGTTGTGTCGCTATTCACCTCAATCCCATCAAGGTATAATTTTCTATCTGTTGTACTGGTGAATACTCCAACCATATGATGCCAGTTTCCATCTGTCACATCATCAGTAGATTTAATAACCCCCGCAACGACATCATCATCAATGGTTAGTGTTGCTTTGTTATCTCCACTAACATATATAGCGGTGTAGAAAGCATTTGTTGTTGTGTCGAATATACCCACAACTGTTCCAGAAGTTTCTGTGGTCTTAAACCAACCTGACATTGTAAACGGATAAGCACTCACCACCGCTGATGAGTTTCGGACATAATCATTACTCCCATCAAAACTCAAAACATCCTCCCTCTCAACATCATAGTCCTCTGAAAAGGCTACACGATTAGAGACACCTCCAGGTTTCTTTGAGGTTGTGTATTTAAAGTCTGTGATAGATGTAGGTGTATCTGCTGAACCTAGCTTGTCGTCAGAGGTTGTTCGTGAGCGTTGTGTGTAGATTTTACCCTCTCCCCATGTAGCACCCGTGATAGTACCGTCATTACTCCCTACTGAATCAGTAGCTGTTGTGCCTGTACCTTCGTCTAGTTTCCAATATGAGACTGCTGTGGGTACATTGGCATTCTCATATCCAACTGCATATATCTCCCTTATCTGTTCTTCTGTTAAAGCAACATTAAAGAATAGAACTTGTGCCATTTCCCCATCAAAGTATCGTCCACCTGCAACTGATGAGTATCCGATACCTAGCTCAGAAGCACTGTTGCTCGCTGTGTAGGCTGTGTCAGTATCAGAAGCGATTTGCTCACCATCACGATATAGGGCGTTAGCACCTGCGGCAGTAGAGGTTACGCCAACTTGTTGCCAAACGTCAGTGGTTAGTGCGGTTGTCTTATTAATACTAACCACATTAGAACCTCCTGTTTCCCACCTATTAAATCGTAAAGCACCATTAGTATCATTAATGAAAAAACGGTAGTCATTACCAGACCCCCTCTTACCCACAATCACGTCATCAGTACCCAAGGTGTCGGGCTTAATCCAAGCCAGTATCGTCATGTCTGTGGGCGTAAGTGAAGCGTCGTCTGAAACAATAATCTTCGTACTACTTCCGTTATATGTAAGTACGTTGTCTCCCTGTAAATCCTCCGATATTAAATCACCGCCTGTGACCTCAGACCCGAGTGTCTCGTTTAGGTTGCTCTCGTCTGTGAATGTGTCTTGTTGTGGGCTAGCCATAATTAGTATCTGTCAGCTTCTGTACGTCCGTGCATGTTCTTCACTGAAATATCTACATCAAAAGGTTTCTCTTCCTCTGATGGGATAAGTGTTGGACGTGCTTCTATTACTTGAGTATCTTTCCCTTCATCTATTAGAGTGTATCCTTCTGACGCATCTAGTGTTTCAATGAATGTTCGTGCTTCTTCTAGTGTGTCATAAATCTCTGTACCTCCTAAGTGTTGTACATGTGCCTTTGAAGAAACTGTAATAGGATTCTCTTCCTCGTCTACACCCTCCCACGTTCGTAGTTCTGTGGCTCGTGTCATCTTTCCTGAGTGTGGGTATGGGTAATCAGCTACACCATCGTTCTCTTGTGGTAGATATGGTGAACCGTTGTACTGTCGTTCCATTCGGATAGTGTTCTTTGCAGCGTCTCCCTTAATGATAAAGAAGTTATCCTTAGTAGGGTCTTGTGAAGGTTGAACACCTTGTGTCATCTTAATTGAATCAGAAAGGATAACTGCCTCACTTGGTCGCTCTGCTCGTTCTCCTCTTGTTATTACTTTTAGTGTATACATATTACGGTAGTTTGAATGTTAGAGTTACTATTAAACCTTTAGCGGCTGTTGTTGAGATTGCATCAACATCTATTCGGATAACATCATTTGTTGCAACATCATCATTAGCAGTATCAATCACTGCTGGAGTTGCTGCTGTATCTGAACCAGTCTCAGTAGAGTCAATGGTTATCTTTGTAGTTAACATATCTACTGCTTGGGTAAGATTATGAATCTGAATGTCAGTAGTTCCTGTTGTACCCGCAGTGATTACCTCTGCATGTACTGCAACCAAGTCCATACCATTCATATTATCAGGAATATGGAAATAATTAACTCCGTTACCCACAGCAGTATCTGTTGTGAAGTCTACACAAATTGCTCCAACATTTCTTTCTCCAAACTCTGAACCAGCAAGACCATCTGGTGTTACTGCTCGTGTTGTGTCTGTACCAGTAGTTGTTTCTGCGGCAGTTGCTAGTTCTACAATACCTTTAACTGTTGTGGAAGCGTCTGCCTCACCACTAGCGTCTACATAAGTCTTAACAGCCTTTTCAGTGGGTACAGCGTCATCACTGTTACCTGCAAGAGTACCGTCAGTAGAGAACTCTAAAATAGATGTACCAGTTGATAGTTCAACAGCACCATCTGCTTCACTAATCTTAATTCCAGGGTTACCGTTAGCCTCTAAGATAAGTTTAGCCTCACTCTCTGAATACCAAACGTCAGCAATAGATGAGCCATCTAGTGCGAACGATAGTCTTGCCTCTGATGTGGCAGAGTTGTTATCTGTATCTGATGAGATTGTTAATTGGGCATTTCCCGTACTTTCAATTGTCTGATTCTGAGAGAATGTTCCAGTGTTCCAATTATAAACTTCTGTTGTTCCATCTGTATCAAATAGTTTACGTTGTCCCCAGTCAACAGAAAGGAATGATGTATTGTCATTTAGATACTGTCCGTCCCAATCAACAACTACTGAACCAAGAGAATCTATAAGGTGACGATTAGTAATCCAGTCCACAGAACTTGTTCCCGTTGAGTCATATAAAATACCAATAGCCCAATCTAAGGTAATGGTTGTTCCATCAGTCCATATACCTTGACGATTATCCCAGTTAAGTGAATTAAAGTCTGAAGAGTCTTTTAGAATCTGATTAGTCACATCTACACGAACACCAGTTGAATCAGAAGCACTAGCCATCATAATGTCACCTGATGTTCCGTTCAAGTCAATCGCTGTACCAACATTCACTATTCCACTATCAGGAGCAAAAGTCATTCCGCCAGTAGACGTTGTAAATACCAATCCTGCTGAATCTGTGTAGGATACATCAGCATTATCACCTGATGCTGTATGAGCAAAATTTAAGGTAGGAAATGTATCTGAAATTTCCAATCCTGCAACTGTAATATCATTCGTTGTAGTAGCACCGTTGTCTGTAACTTCTTGTAGTGTGTCTTGTGTGGCAAGTTGGTTTGCAATGTAAGTTGTAAGGTCTGTTTGGTCTGTGATTGTACCCGTGATAAGACCCCATATTGCACCATTTGTACCTGAATCCAACGCATCTTGCAATCCTGGAATGTCCTCAATGTCATATGTCTTAGACGCAACCTTAGATAGTATGTGATTAAATTCAGCATCAAAGTCAGGTACGTTCTTTAGTACCGCATAGTCCAAGACCTTCTTCTTAGAGTTAAGTTTACGTGCAATTACATCTGCTGTGTCTTTCGGAACAGATTTGATTGCTTTTTCTAGATCTTTAGGGTCTATACTACCTGTATCACCCTTTGGCCCACGTGCCCCGTCTTTACCGTCAGCTCCCTTTGGTCCAGGCACTTTGGACGCTTCACCCTGTGGTCCAGGATTACCTTGCTTTCCCTCTGCACCCTTATCTCCCTTAGGCCCCTTAATCTTTGTGAACGTGGCGTTAGGAATAGCAATACGCTCCATGCTGTCAGCAAGGCTCTCAAACTTCTTAACAATTTTATCTTGTGTAACAAGGCTGGCTTCAGCGTTCTTATTCGCCTCTTGCATCTCTTGTAATTGTTTCGCTTGTAGTTCTATTTCAAATTCATCCATGTTTTATATAATTATACCACAACGCTTGACTTTTGATGACTATCATATATAGTTTAGTCATGCAAACATTCTTCATAGTATTAGCTGCCCTTTGGGTATACAACTGGCTTATGAACCATGCGTGGGACTAACCCTCGTTTAGCAACTTTAGTAATGCCTTTTGGAAATCAATATCGTTGGTGATATCTAGTAGATCATCTAGCTTCTTTAGATTTTTCTGTAAATTCTTCTCGAGTTCTAGTGCGTTTAGTGTCTTCAAATTACCTCTTGATGGACTAATTTGTCCTCCGACAGATCTTAGTATCCCACCAGCACTGCGGAAAGAAAGAATGTCAATCAATTGGAATAGTTGGTTTCCGAATGAAGCGCCCAGTCCCTTGCTCTCCACGCGGTTCTGTAGAGCCAGGACTCGCTCAGCCATCTTCTTTGAAGAGTCTTGTAATTTGAATAGGTCAGAGATTTCGCCGTCTAGAAGCTCAAACACCTCTCTATTTTCAGAACGACTACGTGCGGCTTCTTTAACGCCCTTACGTGTGTTTTCGGCACGAACTGCTGTTACCCCCGTCAAAGGATCTCCTAGTTTTGAAAACGCATTCTTTCCATCAATGCCATAAGTCCTAGCAAGGTCGTTAATGTCTTGAACAGTTAGGCCTGTTGTTGCGGCCTTTTCACGTAATTGTGTGATAAGAGCCACTTTTTCTGCCTCTCCATTTTTAGTATAGATTTCGGTCAGATCGTCAAAAGCATTGGCCACATGATTAGTAGAAACTGACTGTTCTCCAACCTTGGTGGTTGTTACAAGGTCGTCTATTTTATATAGAGTCTTGTCTTTGGACAACACTCTGTCAAGGCTAGTTGATAGATCAGAAATCTTCTCTGATGATTTTGTATTTAAATCTTTGTATGTTTTTACATCAGATGTGTCTAATCGTTTCAATGCGTTAGCTGATTTATCACGAATAAAGGGCTTCTTGGACTGTGTGATCTTACCCACAACTTCATCAATCTCCTTATTAACCTTCTGTGGCTTAGGTAGGATATTTTTAGTCTTTGTCACCATTCGAGACAATAGTGGAGCAGATACACCAATAAGTGTTCCGATTCCTGGTGCGAATGGATTCTCTTCTCCCTCTTGTAGTCCAGATGTAACATCAAAGCTGTAACCTAATGCGGCTCCTGGTGCGACTGCCTTGATTTGCCCCGCAATTCCCGCCTTACCTGGTGTGATTATAGTGGGTAGTGCTCGTCCCGATTGTCCTGATTTAAGTCCTGCAGCAGCCTTTCCGAACGTTCCTGCTGCTAAAGTATCAACAGTAGCTGCTCCCACTTGCCCGATGAATTGCTTGTTAGTCGGTAGTGCTTGTCTTTGTGACTCAATCTGCTTTTTGTTAGCTTCGATAGTGTCCTGGTTTGTATTAAATGCACGCTTTAGTTGTGTGGCATCTTCTCCACGAGCCTCTTTGTCCCTAATTCGCTTTCTTAGTTCAGCCTGTTGTGTACCTAGTTGTACTGAACTCTCAGCAAGAGCTTCAAAAGACCCCGCATCTCCCAATGCCTTACCTGTTTCTAGTAACCCAGCGTGTCCTGGTAGCAGTGTCTTTGCAATCTCCTTGCCTGTCTCCTTAACGAAGCCAAATCCCTTAAACTTATCAGCCTCCTCTTGGAACTGTGCAGTCTCGCTCTGGAATCGTGCAATCTTGTCTGGTCGTGATTCTGGAATAGCTGGTACATCAAATCTACCACCTTCAGGTTTCTTAAACTTCTTTTCAAATTCGGCTCGTGTAATTTTGATGGGCTGTTGCGTAGATACTACAGGAGATTTACCAAATTTCTTTTCGTATTCTTCTCTTGTGATTTTTATAGCCATAGTTAGTCTGTAAGCTCATACTCTTGTCCATCTGGGCCAATCACCGTGTTTGATCCAACCACATCAGTACCGTAGTCATTGACATTGGCCTGTCTAACAGCGTCTCCCCATTTTTGAACACTCTCCCTAATCTTGTTGAGGTTCTCTGTAATTTGTGCATCCGATTGACCAATATCAAGAGATCCTAGAACTGCCTGCAGTGTAGACAATTCTCGTTCAGAAACTTGTCCCAGTGCACCTCCTGTTGGTGATGCAGCACGCATTTCTTGAAGTTCATTAAATCCAATGTTCGCCTTGATTGTTTCGAGAGTCTGATTGAAGTCGAATGAGTCTGTTCCTGGAATCTTAGATGATCCAACTCGCAATAGTGCGTTTCCTTCTGCGTCAGTAAATTGAGTCAACGCTTTATCCACAAACTCAATGATTGTGTTCTTTTTAGCATCTGCAAATCCTGTGAACTGATCTTTCAACTCTTGACCTCGTCCAGATGCTATAATTTCGCTAATCACATCACCGCGCTGTGATGGTGTAAGGTCTTTAAGTCCAGCAACACCCTGAAGGATACCTTCTGTCAAATTAGACACATCTAATCCCGCCCCTATTCCTCTTGAGCCTGTACCTGCGGTTGGTTTGAATGTCTTAGCTCGTTGTGCGATTACGTTACCTTGTGCATCAAATCGTGCCTGACCTTCTGATAGGTTGAATTGTCCCTCTCGAGCTGCCGCCGCCTCTGCTGCATCAGCCTCTGCCCTAGCTGTAGAGTAGCTTGATAGGATTGTGCCAGTATCTGTGCCATAGCTTTCAGCGATAGCTGCGATTTCTTCTGGATCCATTTCGCTAGGGTCAAATCCCTGTGCGATAAGTGATGATGTAAGATTAGATAGATTTTGTGCATCTCGCTCTGTCTTAGCACCTAAGAATGTAATGTAGTTATCTACACCACTCTGTAATGCAGCTCGCTTGGCCGCAATCTCTTCTGCTGCTGCCGCGCGCCCTCGTCCCATGATAGCTGCGATAGCTGCGCCTCGCTCTGCCCCAATAGATCGTTCAATACCAAGGTTCTGTCCTAGTACCTGTTCCTTCTGTGCAGCTCCAAAGTCAGAACCTAGTGTTCCTGATCGTCCTGCAATGGCTCGTGCTGAACCTAATCGTCCTTGACCTTCGATACGTGCTTCATTTAAAAGTTGGTCATATACGCGGTTAGCGGCATCAATCTCACCCTGGAATTGACGCATTGTGTTACGACGAATCTGGTCTACATTCACATCTCGTGGAATAAATCGTGATTCATCTAATACATCTGCAGCAGGAGCTTGGAATGTTCCAAGAGCCTCTCCGATAGTCTGCTCAGGTGCTCCTACGCCTCCTGCAGCGTGAAAAGCTGGAGAGTCAAACACATCAGCACCAAAGGTTTGTGCTTGTGGTTGCGGTGATGTTCCTCCTCTAACAGAACCGTCGGGTAGTAATGTTCCACCCCCAGTCCCAGGCACGATGTCTCCCTCAAAGACACCTCCTCGTCCCAACTCACTTATTCTTCTATCATCTAAAATTGTAGGCATATTAATATTAAATTACAGTTACAATGATCTGTCCGTCTCCACCAGCTCCAGATGTTGCTGTAACCTGTCCTTCTGCAAAACGAGCGCACCCAGCACCTCCCCCACCCCCTCCTGGTACTGAACCAGCTGTGGCAGTAGCATCACCATTTGTAGTACCAGCCCCAGCACCTCCATTTCCTCCAATTTGTGAAGTCCCACCAGCGGCTGAATTTGCGTCATCTCCAGTCGCATGTCCTCCTCCACCACCAGCCCCTGAGAAGATAGAATCAGAGCCAGCACCACTTCCACCACCTGCACCAGTACCCTTTCCTCCAACAACACTGTAAATACCAACAGCTAACCCATTTCCTCCATAAAGAGGTGTCCCAGGAGCGCCCGCTTCTCCAATAGCGGTTGTATCACCATTATCTCCAACACCGAATAACCCTCCGCCTCCGCCTCCATAAGATACAGCCGATGGTGATGTTGATGAACCTCCGCCTCCGCCTCCATAAGCATAAACAATAGAGCCAAATGAGGATACTCCTCCTGGATTTCCGTTAGCAGAGTTGTCTGTCTCCACTTTTGCTGCACCCCCCGCACCAACAGTTACAGTCTCTGTACTCCCTAATTCAGCGAAGTTAATCCACCTTTCTGTGTAAGCGCCAGAGCCACCACCACCACCATTTCCAGCAGCATTTCCATCATCGTCTTCAGAACCAGCACCACCAGAGCCACCTGCACCCCACGCTTGAACCAGTACCATTGTTCCTGATGAGGGTTTTGTCCATGTTCCAGATGCAGTGAATGTTTCTTGACTTAATATTAGTTCAGGGTCGATTTTGCCTGTCGAACCAGTCTTTACAACCTGATTAGTATTACCCTCCATTGTTTTGTAGTACAAGTACGCACTAGTAATTTGAGTCCAGCCGTCAGTTGTGTTGTTGTAATAAAGAGTTCCGTCACCACCTGAAGTATCTCCACCTAGGTTTGGATGATTTGAGTTGTCTGAAGTAGATGGTTGTACATCAATCCAGTAAGTATCTCCAACTGTCAATGATGTATACTCAGAAGCAAAAATGGCTTCAAATTCTGCATCGTCCGTTAGTAACAACCAATTAGCATTAGAAATAGTTGCTGTTGCAAGAGCTGATCCACTTGGTTCTCCTGAACTATCTGCCTGAAGAGTTACAACCACGTTACCTGTGAATGTTCCCGTATCTGCTTTCTTGTGCAATTTAAATCCTCGCATCTTAGTTTTAGACGCTGTAAATGACTGTGCAAGACTATTCTTCTTAGTTGTTGCGTCAGCTTCACCAGCCTCAATAGTATTTGTAGATGTTGTCTGAGTTTGTAAGTCAGCAGATTGTGTTAGGTCATCAGTATCAATATAGTCAGTAATCCTGTTCTCAAAGTTTACCAGAATATCAGTAGTGCTTAGAGCAACACCTGCAAAGATGTCGTTAGTAGGAGCTGATTCTGTTAAATCTCCAGCAGTAGCGGAAACATACTGTGTAGCACCAGCAGTTAGGCCTGTCTGGTTATCATCAACACCACGTACCAATACACCTCCAGTGATAGCACCTCCGTCTGTACCAGCGCCTTGTGCGATACCAAACTGCACATCATCACCATAAGTAGTATCAGCATCAGCCAATTTCCACTCTTGGTCAGCAGTATCAAAGAATACTACGTCTCCAGCGGCAAGAACCTCACCACCGTTACCAGCAACGATAAGACCTGCAACAGATACAGTACCTCCGTTAGTGTTATCCAAAACGTATCCGACAGTAGCAACCTCAGTTCGGCTTGCTAGAGTAGGCTCTGCATCATATTCAATAGGGTTGTCGCCATCAAGGTCTTTTTCACCACGAAGAGTCTTAACAACGTCCAAAATAGCTGTGAAATCTGAGATAATCACAGGTGAACCTACACGGTGTTCATTAACAGCACCAGATGTCTCTACACCTTGGCGTGTTACTGTACTAACTGCTGTCACAATCTTTGTAGACCCATCAAGTGTACCTACAAGGTACTCCTTGTTTGATGATCCATTGTTAATCGTGAAACAGTATTGACCGTCTGCAAGCACAACAGAACTATCATCTGTAGCAGATGATAATGTAAAAGTAGTGTCTCCAGCGGAAATTTTCGTACTAAGACTTGTATTGAAGTCGGCTACAACCTTTCTTATATTTACTGACATGTATTGTAATTAAATTCCCACTCGTTTGTTACTAATTATACCTTAATATTGTGGATTGTCCAAATCTGTGGTCTCACCATCAAGGCTTACATTCTGCTTAATTCGGTATTTCGCTGGAATTTTATCCTGATAACGCCATATGTCATGGTCTTCAATACTTTCCAGGTCAAAATACCCAATGGCATTGGCCACAAATCTCAGCTTTCTCTTCTGGAATTTAGACATTTTAGCCTTAATTTCCATGTAGTAATCTGACACATTCACAGTATCGTCACCTCCTATTACCTCATTACCCACCATATATGTACCCACAGCGTGAGTCGCTGAGCCATCTACATAAGAACCGTCGCCACGAATAGTACCGATCAGCTGTTCTCCTCCGTCATCAAGGCTGATATATACTGATACATTCTGGTCTGGTGCAATAAGTCCCTTGAAACGTAGTCGTTTCACTCTCTTAAGTTCATTATTTTCAAACTCCTCGTTCTTAGACTCCCAGAAGTTAGTTATTGAAATGCCAAGGTCATCAAACCCTGTGAACAGTTCATGTGTTGCAGTAGATACTGAATCACCACCATACAGAACTCCTGCGTTCTTAGTAAAGGTACGCACGCCGTATCCCACAGAATCTACAGTATCAGCCTTAACGTCGCACAATAACAGTCGGTTATTATCATCAGAATCCTCACGACAAGCAACTACAATATAAGTATCCCAGCTGTCAATAGCAGTATCAGCATATGTATAGTCCTCAAACTTAAAGTGAGGGAACATATCCTTACTTGTGAAGTTATCACCAAGAGGGTTTCGTTCAATAATACTCAATCGTGGCTTAGACTCGTTAGCGGTATTCATAAAGATAATACCCAGTCCTGTACCAACAGCAGAGCGTAATGTAGCTACACCAATATCTGTTCGGAAGATCTCATTAGTAGGGTCTGTATCCGCAGCATCCAATGTGAACTTGTAACATGAGCTTTCCTTCAAGGAGAAGTATGAACCATCAAGAGGGATAACTGTCTGAATCAAGTCACCTCCTGCGTCCTGACGAATAACAAATCCTTCACCAGCCTGTCGTGGTGACGCTTTTCGATAGTCCGTAACTCCACGTAAGTTACTATCCTCCCACTGATAGTCTACAGTTCCTACTCCTGCATTTGACACAGTATACGCGCCCGTTGTGTAGTTAATAGTTCCTGTTCCTCCAGCATCTCCAGTAAGAACACCATTGAAGTCATCAGTATACACTTCACCTGAACCTGTAATAGTAAGCTCTACCGCAAAACATGTGCGTGTAGCACCACCAGCCTTGAAGGCTAGTGTTCCTGACAATGATGTTGTTGCCTCACTCGCCACTGTTGTGTACACCCCAAGACCAGCATCAACGCCGTCTTGACTATCAATCCATGAACCATAGAGTCCTGTTGGGTCGTCTTTTCTACCCCACAATACAGTACGTCCGCTGTCAATAAAGGCAAATCCTTTGAAATTGGTGTCTTCTACATATAAAGATGTATTGTCTGTAGGATTGGCTGTACATACTTTGTAAATACCGTCCTCTCCAAAGAAATATGTAAATGCCCCAGCAAGTGACTGGTAGTTAGCTCCAACATAATCAGCTGTCTCAGTAAGCCCAGTAACAACATCTGTCCACACATCTGACACAAGAGCCTGGATAGCAGTTCCTACTTTACGAAAACGAACCGCAGTACCATCTGCGCGGTACCCCGTATGTTCCATATAACTTTTTCCAGCAGCACCATCACCTCCGACAGTTCGTCGTCCATTAGCAAGTTTCACTCTCCCATCACGAGTTATCCAGCCTAAAGAGTTAGAAGCAGCATCGTCAGGAATTATTTCATCCTGAAGAAGGTTATGTGTTCCTGATGCAAATCCTTTAATTTCTTTTTTCTCCATAATTATAATACTGCAAACCGACTATTCCACATAATCATACTATCTAAGTATGTATTATACTTAGCATCATTCTCACGAGCATATGACTTAGCCTTGTCAGACTGTTGAATAATAAAATCGTCCACACACATTCCATGATAGATAACATCGTGGAATCTATCTGGGAATACTGGTGAAGTAGATGTTGTTAAATCAGTAGGTACAGCATGATAGTCAAATTCTACAGACTTAGCTGACGCTGGCTGCTTTGTGAACACCAATCGGTCATTGTCTAAATCAACATATGCATAACCATCTTGGTTAAGGTACTGGCGACGATCTGAGTAAGATACAATCTTCACAGGAGAATACTCTGTTCCAACAAATACTACAGGATTAGAAGCCTCATAAGCTGTTATATCAGAGTAGTTTCGGTTAGATGCAACGTAAGCAAAGTCGCTAGGTAATGCAATATAATCCACAGATGTTGACTGTGTACCTGAGAACTCCTTATGAAGAAATGCCCACTCGTTCTGCATACATACGAATTGGTATACCTTATTTACTAAATCTAACGCTTCATCAGACGAAAGCTCTGTAGTGTCGTCCATGAATAATTCAAACTTTTTAATGATATTGGCTGCTGTCATACTATTTGTTTAATTTATAACCCAAACCCCACACTCCATAGAGTGAAGTGTAGAATTGAGTCGTAAACTACGCAATGATTTTTACATCTAGGAACTGCTTTGCTCCGTCTGCGAAAGTTTTGATTCCAGCTAGGTAACTTGAGAAGATGTTTGATCCTCTTCGGTCAGCTGTCTTTCGTACGTCAACTGGTGACACGTCTTGTGTAACCAAGTCAATTGCTCCTTTCTTACCAAAGTAAGAGTGGATGAATGGACTTTCAAATGTATCTGTACCATCTGTAAGAGTTTCTGAAACGATAAGTCGTCCAGCTCCTTTACATACAAGTGTCAACGTGTCAGCTGATGCTGAGTCTGTTGCTGTAACTTGTAGAGCATTCCAAGTAGCTTGGTCTGCTGCTGAAAGAACTTGGTAACCAGTGTCTGTTGCTTCTGCAATCGCTGTATCAATAGCGTTCATAGCTACTGCTGCGTTTGCTCGTGTAGCATCAACTGCTGATCCGATGTGAAGTCCTCCTGCTGTTGCTAGAGTAGCTTCAAAAGTGAATACAATTCCGTTAACAGTTATTGTATCTCCATCAGTAGGGTTTGTTGCTAGTCCCAACACTACTTCTCCTGTTAGGTTGTTAGAAACATATACCTCTGCTCCGTTTACTGAACCTGCGTATCCGTTTCGGAATGTTGCTCCAGCAAGGTCAATGTTCTTACTCAATAGGTATTCTTCAATATCTGCTACTGCGTAAGCGTCTACAACAAGAGCCATGTTTGATGAAGTATCAATGTTCTCTGCGTATTGTAGTTTAGCGTTCATTCGTGCCACCATTTGAGGAACAGTTGTGTTGCTCAAAGTAATAGGTGTACCTGTTGAAGCTAAAGTAGTTAGGTCTCCTGTGTCAAAAGTGTTATTTGCGTTTGACACTTCTCCGAAGAATCGTGCGTCAAGGTCAATAGCAACTTTCTTTGCTACCTTTCCTCCAATCACTTCTCCTGGGCTAAGTGGACCTGCTTGAGTCATTTCACCATCTGATAGGTGGAATGTTGCTTCTTTTTCGATGTTAACTTGAATCAATTCTGTTGAGTCAGTTATTGTGTCGATTGTTGAAGCTGAACCTCGTGTCACGTCTCGCACTTGAACACCTGAGATGTCGTAAGCGAATCGTTCCAAAGATTCTCCATAAGTTAATTCACTCATGAATCGAGAGTTTGCAATAGGTTTTGAAACCAATACTTTCTGGAAGATTTCTTGGTAACTATTATCAAATTTCTCTTGGAAATCGTTTAATGCCATTTATTTGTAAGGTTAAATACTAATTAACCCATTCTCAAGATTAGAAGTTAATTCTTTTCTCTAGGCCTTCGTTGTACTCTTTTTTAAGAGTTGGGTCTGCCATCACTTCTTTGAAGTATGCAGGGTCTGTTTGTGCCTTATTAAGATCTAATTTCTGAGGTTCTTGTCCCCCTCCTGGTGTCGTTGTTTCAGCAGAGCGTCGTCCAGTAACAGCTTTGCCATAGGTCTCCTCGATAAGTTTAGATACTGTCTTATCTTGGTTCTCTGGTTTTTGGGCTAGCGTCTTAATAACGTCAGCATTGATTATGTCAGAATAATCTGGCGAAATCTCAAGTGCGTTATCTAATAGAGTTGCAAATTTCTTATCAAATTCTGCAGCAGCTTCTTTGGCCTCAATGCCTTTGAATCTATCTTCAAACTTTGATATTGCTTTCCCCTCAATAGCTTGTGCAAAGTCAGCAAGGAACTCCTGGCTAACGTCATGCTTAGATGACAGATCTTTAAGATCTAGGTCTCCAACAACGGATTCCTTTGTATCTTTATCATCTTTAAGAGAACGAATCTCTTCTTTCAATTCCTTCTTCATGTTTTCAAATACATCAAAAGGTATTGTGTCTGGTTTACCACCCTTCTTTGTCTTTTCAGACGCAGGTAGTGAGTCACCAATAGTCTCTTCAGCCGCTGGAGCCTTCTCTTCTGTCTCAGTAGCATCATTGACATCTTCAGCTTTTTCTTCTTCAGGCGCTTCTTCCTGTTCCTGAGGTTTTGTATCCTCTTCAGGTTGAGTAGGTGTTTCTTCATTCATATTTTATCCTTTTTATTTAAAGCGAGGTAAGTGCCTCTCTGATAAACTTGACCGAGTTTACCCTCGTTATTAGTAATTATACCTTATAAATGTCCTTGTGACAATCTCGTAAGGTAAGTCCTGCGTCCGACAGCCGAATGGGAAGCTGACAGGCGCAAGACACACCTTGCGATGTGCTATTGAAGCTCTTCTTCTAATAGTTCCTCAATCTCTTTCTTGTTGCCTTCTGCCTTAATTAGAACCCGATAAAGGTCTAACTTAGCCTTAAGGTCAGCACACAGAGCTATCAACTCCACGTGACTTTTATCCTTAAAGGAATTAGACAATGTCTCTACAGCATTAGCTGTATCTTGTCTAAGAGTGTCAACAAGAACTTTCCCGCCCTTAGTTTGAGCAATAACAGCAATTTCCGCGTACTTGCTGATATCCTCCTTCATTTCTTCTGTTTTATTTTTCGTCATTGGCTAGGTCACTTATGTTAACTACTTCTGGAATATCAAGTTCTTTCATGATGATTGCCATTTCTTCGGCAATCTCTTTCTTTGCATCCTTATATATTTTGAGTAAGTCTGCTTGTTCTGAACGATTCTGGATAGCCATATGATAAGTACATAGGTGTGAACGGTGTTCTGGGTCAACATCTAATACTTCTGGATGATGATCTTCAATGTTCTTACATTCAGCATCGTGGATACGACGCTGTGCATCTATCTGTTCCATAGTCTTATCAACCTTCTGTTGTTCTGCCTTCATTTCTGCGAAGGTAAACTTCGCACTAATATTACCTTTCTCAATAATTTGAGCATAAGGATCTTCATTCTCTTCAATCACCTTATAAGTATATTTTGTCATTCTTAAAATTGGTTAGCTTGATTACTTGTAATCTCTTGAGATGTCTCTTCAATAATCCTTCGTGGCTTTGGAATACGTCCACCGCCCCCATTCAAAGGATTAGTATCATCAGCAGGGTTTGTAGGATTCCCACCAGAAGTCACCCCATTAGGGTCTTCTGCCAATGAAATCTGCATTGCCTGTTGCTTCAATTTCTGGATTTCCAGTTCACGAACCATGTTTTGTACAACAATAGGGTTCAGTGAAGCCATGTATCGCTCCAGTCCAGCAAACTGTTCTGCCGTAATATCTTCCTCATGGTCTGTGAAGTAGTCCACAAATCGTTGTAGGTAAGCTGTATTAGCGTGCAAGTTTGGCTTGAATACTTCTCCCTCGAGGATTCTTTCTATATCGCGATCTGCTTCTGCCATTAGGTTGGCATCTCCAAATTCAGACACATCCAGCAACTCTCGCATCTGCTCCTCTGTCATTCCAGAGATTTGCCCCTGGATTTCTACTGACTTCTGAGGATTAATAACGGGGCTTCCGTTCTGTGACTGTAGGAAGTTCAACTTAGCTCTCTTGTCAGCAATTGACAACGCTTCTTCCGCAGCAGATGATTCTACTTGAACTCCGAACTTATCGTTCTTCCAGAAGATATCCTTCTTACTAATCTCTTTAATATCAATTCCGTTTGGCCCAAGTACATCTATTGCCATCTTCTTTGATAAGTGTTCTCGTACACCATTCTCATATAGAGAAGCGAAACGTCGGTAACCAAAGGCATATGATTTATTCAACAGTCCGAAACGATCAGCTGTGTTAGCCTGGTTCCCTTCGTAGATAGTAGCTTTACCACCAGTATCAGCTACACCCTTAGATGCTGCTGTAATACCCAGCGCCTTCTCCTGAATACTCTCAAGAGTGGCGTATACATCCAAAGGAGTCTTGATGCTAGGAGTCTCTACAATCTGCATTGCCTTCTGTACATCAACACCACCCTTAGTTCTAATAACACCCCCCTTCTTGTACTTAATGTCTGCCAAGTTCTCTAGAGCTGTAACATCAACCAATTTCTGGGGTTTGTTAATCTGCTCTGCGTTATCAAGCATCTGGTTTACAGATACTGACTGCGCCATGAATATCTCACGCACAAAGTCTGCATATGAAGGAGTCCAGAACTCTGTCAAATCAGGAAATGCTGCCCATGTCCAAATCGGCCAATCGTTATTAGCAAACACATCCTTCAACTCCTCACAACGAATAGCACGAGCGCCATTCTCATTTAGCAATAGGTAATAACGCACACCATTATATGTTGTGTACCACTCCCAGAACTTATACTTATCAGGGTCAACAATCTGCTTGTCAGTATCAGTCACGTTCTGTGCTGATGTTCTGTTCTTCTTGTTGTTCTCCTCAGTACTGTTCTCATCGGCATTACCATGACCGTCAATCAACTTGTTAATCTCAGTCTTTATATATAGACCCTTATCCGCCTTCAACTGGCTCTTAGTCTTTACAACCCCATAACGACCCATGAACATAGCCTTATCAATATCAATACCTCCAGCAGAAGGATCAATCAAGAAGTCATAAACATCAATGTTCTCCAGGTGCGGTGTATATCCGTCCTGTGAATCAGCATGATAAGCATACATAGCCCTACCATACAAAATACCCTGCTTCTTTCCTACAAGGTCTTTAAGATCCCAGAAGTCACGGTTCGCATCAAATGATGCTAGTGAGTTAAGTCTTTCAACACGAGGCTTCTGTGCTGGCTTTCGTTTAACGAACTTAAACTTCAACGGTTCGTCAATCTTAGACATCAGCGTATGAACGAACTCTTGCATTCGTCCTAGTTCCACATTCGCTCTTGAATCATCAGACTTCACCTTCACTCCATAGTACATTGACTCGTTTTTAGCCCAGTTCCCAATCTTCCCCTGCTTGTGCTTACGAGCAAATTCTATTTCTGAAAGAGCCTGACTCACGATTTTATCGCGTATCTCTTTTTTTATCATATTATTTTATATTACGGCCGAAATCCACCTTTCATCTTCTTTGTTAGTGCCTTCTCACGAGCCGCTCTTTTCTTCTTCGCATCTGCCTTCTTCTTTGCTTTAGTCTTTGCTTTAGCTCGTCTTTTCTTAATCTCTTCCTTTGTCTTTTTTGCCTCACCCTCATTTAATAAGTCCTGTAAGTCAGGCCACAATGCAACAGAGCCATTCGGATTTCGTCTTGGTGACTTTGTCCTCGCTCGCTTAATAATGGCCAACTCCTTATTATCTCTTTTTATTGACCTTGAAGACTTAAGCCTTGCTGGTGCAGATAGTATATCTGAAGTAACACCTACTGCCTTTCTTTTGATTTTTCTTCTGGTTTTTTTCTTAACTAATGCCATATTTATTTATTTATTTATTTTACTGTAAATCCCTTCTTTGCTGCCAAAGACTCCGCTAATTTAGCAAAATCCTTGCCATGAACCTCCTTTGAGTACTCTCGTACCAAGTTTCCACCGTCAAAAACCGATACAGACACCTTCTTTGGAGCTGATCGTGGCTTTCTAACAGATTTTGTTACCTTTTTTGCTGGCATAATCTAATTTTATTACTATTAATTGTAATAATTATACCATGAACTTGACAATCACACTAAATTCCGATGTCAGAATATGTTTCTGGCTCATTTAACTCCTCCAGCCCCTCGGAATACCGCCGTTGAGCAATCTGCGTCTGCATTGAAGCACTATCCGCCACGTCATCATGTACGTTTACTGGGTGTCGCATTAGCTCATTCTCCAAATCCCCACACTCCCCCTTCAAATGGAAGATACTCCCCGCCTCGTAGCGTGGCAACAACCACTCAATACGCGCCTCCTTCTTCTTATTCTGATGCTCCACCTCCACTATATACGGATATACATTCCTCTCGCGCATCTCCTCCTGCAAGAAAGGCTTAATGACACTCGTATACATCCCCTTCTCAATCCCTATCTTCTCTGGATGATATTGGTTGTGTAGCCCAAATATCAAATCAATCACCTCTGTCGGCGTGATCTTCTTCCTAAACGACTTCAAATGCCACATACCCTCGGTGTCCACCCAGTTAATCGTAATCCCCGTATAGTCCGCCTTCGCCTCCTGTGACACCGCCGTATCAATAGTCACATAACAAGCAGTACTTTTCGCCGTTATGTCATCCCACTCCACATATTTAAACATCTCCTTATGAAAAATCTGATGACTGTAATCAACAGGCTCATTCATCATTTCCGCCAAGAACCTCCTATTACCCTCATCAGGACTAGACAACCGCTTCTCAATCGTCTCAATCGACACCTTATCCACATTATCCCCAACTTTATCCACATCATTCCGCACATACTTCCCTGGCCATGTAGGCTCATCGCTTACCATCACAGGGATATTCCTAATCATTATCTTATCGTCCTCCTTCGCACGATCCATCAACCACTGCACATTACAGTACTCCGAAATGTAGTTCCCCAAATAAAGCACAAAAGCATTAGGTGCCAAACCTCCCTGGAACTCCCCAATGTGGTTCCTGATGGACAGTGTAGTAGCCTCCGATGCAATAGTCTTATCCGTCTCAAAGTCATCCAAAATCACCGCATCAGGACGAAACTGTCGTGACAGCCTACCTCGCACAGGCTCCTGAGTCGAGTGAGCCTCCACACGCACCCCGTTGTTCGTAATGAAGTTTGACACCCTCTTCTGCGTCACCTCATTATTCTCCCTCTTAGCATTATACATCTGCCCGAAATCCTCCACCAAACGCTTGTTCGTCTGCATTTCCAACACAATATCGAACAAGATACGCTCAGCATTCTCCTTAGAATACGAGTCCACATTAATATAGTTACGCTTATTATATGCCGCCAAGTAGGTAACGAAGCCCTTTGCAATAGATGTTTTAGCCGATTCACGAAACGCAATCCACCCAACCTCCCGCAACTCACAATTAATCATCTTCGCCACGTCGCTGAACATATCATAGTGGAAGTCAGCAAAAGGATAGTTCACATAATCAACAAAATAATACACGAAAAAGTAAGGGAAATTCTCCTCCTTAGACAGAATATACTTCCTCTCTGCAGGGGTCAGCTCCGCTATCATTTTGATTTTCTTAGGGTCTATTGCCATTCTTTTTGTATGTTGTCAAGTTATTGAAAAAAAATTATATATATATTTCACCAGGTGCGTGGGGCGTTGTCAATTATTACCTTAATCACTTATGCCATGGGCGTGGGGCGTTGTCAATCCATAAATAATGCCATGGGCGTGGGGCGTTGTCAATGGATTGGAAAAATTGATTATACTATTTTGCGGCACCCTAACTTTTATCAACCGAACGAAGGGCAAGGGTCAATTACTACCCCCTCCCCACGCACCACGCGCCTAGCACCATGGCCACAGCCACGATCGCAATGCCTGCCCACGCGTCCACTATGAACCTGTACACAAGGACGGCTAACGCAACACCTAACAGGCACACAGCGCCAAGCGCCACGCACCATAGAATGTCTCCAATCATTTGTTTATTCGTCCGTTTCATTTGACTCTTTGCTAAATGTGTTGTTTAACTTCTCCATTTGCTCGTCACTTAGCGCCTGTACTCCCTCACCTAGCGAGGTGTGGTCAATCCTTTGGATAGGCTTGCCGTCTACATAGTTCCATATCAATTGGATCATTGCCTTGTCACCTTGCTTTGCTAACTCTAGCACCTTGTCCACTATCTCCAAATCAGCAGAGGCGTGTCGCCCCTCGCCAACAATAGACAAGGCGTTCTTTAACTTGCTAGTCATGTTGATAGCGCCAGCAGGTCGGCCGTTAGGGTTGAGCACTTGACCTTTGGCAAGCTGACCAAGTGCATTGCGCTTTACTTTGACTACTTCTGGCTCGATGACTGGGTCATCTTCCTCATTTAAATCGCTTACAGGCGCGTTTTGCGCCTCGCTTTTGTCTAAATCCTCCTCATTTTCTATTATGTTGCCATTATCATTCTGCATTTGTACTAATTCTACCCTACAAAAGACAAAAGCGCAAGTCACCTTGTGCTAGTGTTCTTGCGCCTGTTGTCTGGTGATCTTGCGCCTGTTGTCTGGTGTCCTTGCGCCTTGTGCCTTATCCTCTAAAACTCTACATCGTCCTCAATAGAGGTTCTATATTTCTCTAAACCTAAAGGGATAAGCTCATTTAATAACAACTCCTCGGCAGTATTCCAATTTGATTTTGCTAGAATACTATTCATGTCATTAAACTTGTCCTCCTCCAATATAACTATAAACCTATATAATTTATCCATGATTTTTTTGTTGATAAGCTAAAAATTTTGCCCTTCTCTCCTCCTTATCGGCAATCAGCGACAATTGCCTCTCCTTCTCCAGTGCCTTTTCACCTTTTGGAATAAGATATTCTCTAACAAGCGCGCTAACAGTCTTATTATTAGTCTTACCAAGCTCAAAAGCAAGAACCGCCATCGACTTAATCCTTTGCTTATTATTCTCGTCTAACATGATCTCCACTCTTTTATTTTTCATATTATCGTAATTTATACCACCAATAATACCCTACATAATATCAAATCGTATATTTTATAGCAATTGACAAACAACGCTATTTAAGGTGAAACAGTCCATTTTTCCGTTAGCATAAAAAAATCGTATATTATTTAATACGAAAGAGCCTACAAAACTATCAAAACACACAAAACACAAGCCAAACGAGCCTTTATATTAGCCATCAAAAAGAGAAAACCCTCAAAAGAGGGCTATAAACAACAACATATTATACAATATCGTCGCCATTCGGAGGCGACCTCCCCGTGTGGGGGGTCTAGCCCCCTAATGGTACACCTGTCAAGAGAAAAAGTCAAGACACGAACACCAATACAACACAGAACCAACGCACCTGTCAAGAAAAGCGACCCATTCTGCCCCTCAATAGTTATCCACAGTCAGTCGATCAAAAGTACTTGACAATGATATGGTATTTGATACACTTTAATACAGATCAGGCAACTGGTCATACTAACAACTAACAACATATAACATGGAAAACAAAAAAGAAATCGAGCGTATCACAAAAGTGATTGAAAATATCAAAGGGCTAAACGATAAAGACGAACTAATATACTTTATTGAAGGCTACTTATACGGCGACAAGACAGTCAAAGATCTGGAGGACTATATATCAGAGTACGCAGACGGACGAGTACCTGTATATAATCACGACATTATAAAGGAATGGGGCGACACACCAGACGCACATGAGCTAACTCTTGAAATTGTTGGAGAGTACGAGCCAAAGAAATCAATCATTGAAATGATGATGAGCGATTTATACTTCTGGCACGAGGAACAGTTAAGAGAGGACTACAACACACTAATGGAGACATTAGAGGAGGAGGAATAAAAGCGGTTTTTACATTGCGAAATTTATCAATCTAATTAAATAACACCATGCAACAAGAACATACACCACTAGAGAACTTACAAGATGAAATCCACAACACACTTTCAGAAATGGAAAATAGTGATGAAAGTATGAAAGTGTTGGAGAAAGCTATGAACTATTTTTGCGGTACTTGGGATATTTGCGAGGGTTTCAAGCACGCAATTATGGAAACTGTTGACGACCAAGTCAACAATCACGGCAACGAACAGCAACAATCAGACTTCAAACGATTATTAGATATCCTTAATAATGCAATATAACCATGCAACACTCGCAACTATACAAGCAATTCAGGCGCAAGCGCCACGCCAAGATAGCAACGGACATCACAGCTATGGCACTATTCATAGTCGCCCTTGCCTTGGTATTACTAACCATTAAATTCATATAAACATGACAATAGCACAACTAATAACAGCACTGGAGAAAGTGGAGGATAAAGAGGTACAGGCAGAACTCTACACGAACCCTGATAGCTTTCAACGGCTAACAGTACAACACCAACTGGACGGCACAGCATATATTATGATTGACGGACATAGGAGCGAACCCAAGACAATTGACATATTATCAGAGAATATTGGCGATAACCACTATTAAACATGAAAAAATACAAAACAAAATCAGAGAGGCAGTCGACCGATACAAGAAAGACAACCCTCTTAATGCAGGAGAAAACACAGCGGTGGAGTCTATCAACGGCATACTGGCGTTATTAGACTATTTACAGGAGGCAGACGAAGAAATCACAATCCATTGCGACAATTGTCAGCACGAAATAACAATATAACACCATGCACATCTATAAAATACAAAACATCTGGTACATCACAGTACGCAAAACCCTGTCGGTACACCAAGACTATGACCTAGACAAGGCGCTAGGCGAGGCATTAACAGCGATAACAAACAATTAACATGACAAAAGAACAACAAATATATCTATCTACACTCAAAGATCTTGCAAAGAATGGTTTTGGAGGTGTAATAGCTGATTATAAAGGAAAAAAGATGACCATAAACGAGATTATCAAACAATTAACAAACAATTAATATGGACGAATCAAATAAACAGTATGCAGAGAAGTTAAAAGAAACATATATCTTTCTTACCGAACAGGGCTTCTTTCTTTTGGACGAAGAAGAAGACGGCACAGACATTTGGCGACAAGGAAAAGACAAGCCTAAAATGGATATAGAGATAAAATTTATCAGACACCTAGATAACTTATAATAACCATGAACATTAGACAACTACGCAAGGACACGTCCCTTTATTTCGAGCGCTTTAACGAGCAACATGAGGACAAAGAAAAAGTAGAAGATCTGCTAATCAAAGCTAATCAGCTATTGATAGAGTATTTATCAATCACAGATCGTGATGATGATGTGACATATATCAAGCACGCCGATAACGATAAACTATAATGAAAATCAATCAAGACAATGTGACAGAAGTAATAACACAAGCTAAAAAATCATTAAAGAACGCAAACAAATTTAATCCCACAGAAGAATTTAATCCAATTAAGGCAGATGATGAGAGATTAAAGCAAAGAATAAAAGCAGTAGAAGATCTTGTTGACTTAATCAATCATGTTATTGACATGAAACTAACAGACATCATACCCCTTATAAACGAACAGCACATGACCTACGCGCAGATCGCCAAGCGCTACAACCGAACGCCTATAACAGTGAACAGGTGGGTGGCAAAGCTACGCAAGGCAGGATACGCCGTACTACCGCACCAAGGGCGACCACGATTAACAATTAAATAAATAGTAATATGAAACACACAACACAACCATCAGAAAGAGACTTAGGTGAAATGAAAGAATTATTATGGGAACTATTGACGGAGTTTAGAAGTCAAACACATGAATATAGAAGAAAGGTAGATGAAAACGGCTTTGACTTTAATGATTTCGCCAATTGGATCAGGCGTATTAATGTGACCGATCAACAATTAAATAGATAGTAATATGAAACGAGAAAAAAGAATGGGTAGGAAACTACAAAAAGACGACCTAATGGACGCCCCACTTAATAATGAAAACCCTTATACATCGAGATTGCTTGACTAAAACTCGACATCTTCTTCAACAGTCGCGTCACGACTTTCTATATTGTCAGTCACTGTCACGGATTCTATACGCCGTACAACCGCATAATCGTCTTTATTCTTGAAAGACCATGACATCGAGTCCATACCACCGCCACCGCCACGAACAACAACTCCAACAGCCGAAAGGTTCTGGAGTATTGTTTGTATTATCTCGGATTTCAACCCAACGCGATCGGCAATAGTCGAGGTAGTGACGGCGTGTTCAAAATCTTGCTCTGCTAGTATATGCAGACAGGCACGCTTCTCCTCGTTAGCCAACGAGTAGCCAGTCCAGTCAATGATTGCCAACTCACGCTCGCCAAGCTCATAACTCCCGGTATCGGCATGTCGCATGATAGCCAACGCCTTAGCGATAGCTGTTAGTTGCAACGCCACACGCATAGGGTAGGCAGGCACAGGCAGTCGGTCAATATCTCCATTCCATTCCTTGTGGGAAGCTGTACGCACTGTTTCAGCGAAGGTAGCCACCTGTATTATGCGCTGTACTACGGATTCATCTAACTCAACGTGTACATCAACATGCGACTTAACAACCTCCTCAATGTATTCTCTATATAGGTCAGCCAACAGCCCGTCTAGCTCTTTACCAAAAATGTCACGATTTAGCGCCAAGTGCGTAGCCTTCTTAGCGTCAAACTCTTTCATTCGATAGTATATAAAACGCTCTCCCATGTCTGCCACCTCTTCAAAGGTTGCATATATAGAGGGTGTAGACCCAGCGATCACGCCCAAGTAGCCAGACCACTTCAATGGTTCTGTGAGGTTACCACTATACTTGGTCATCTCGCCGTCAAAGAGCATACGGAACTGTGACAGGATAGTCGCGCGACTTTCACCACTCTTGCTCATAAGGACAGTAAGGTCGGAAATAGCAAGCATACCTTGCGCCCAGTTACTGCCGTCCTTGTTCTTAAGTAGTGATGTATTACCCTCCTTGCTTTTAGCGCCAGACAATAGGGTGTTCTCGGTAAGGTCATCTACACGCTTGATAAAATCTTTGTTGGCTTCTGCAATGGGTCGTAGGATTTGCGACTTACCACCAGAAGACGCACCGATAACAACTGCCCAGACAGGGTCGGTTAGTTTAAGCCTGTTGGCGATGACAGTGGCAACGGAGAAGTCGATGACTGATGTGTCGTCAAAGTACTGGTACTTCTGTATTTCTTTTTTGATGTCTGGTAGTGTCATAATTTATTTATCTCCTTAACTGCCTCACTAAACGACACGCCATGCAGGTGCATGTATGCCTCTATACTATCCACAACCTT